AGGTCACCCGGCATCATTGGAGTTCCTAATACAATAACAGGAACTCCTTTTAGAGGAATGTACATAGATTCTGTAAGAAAATGATCTTCAACCTTGGAAAGCTGTGCGGCGTTCAATGGATTGTCAGGATCACGTAATACGTCATCTGCTATTAATGCTCCATTGACATGCATACCTCTCTTAAAGGAGAAAAGACCTCCGTGCATAATCTCTACAGGCTTATTATTAATTGAATATCGAAATGAAAAATCTGCTTTAGGAGCTTTGTTTTTAAACCACCCCTTTAATATAGGGTTCCTATTAACAGCCTTATTAATTTCGTTGATATGGTATTTTGCCATTCCATCACTATAGGATAAATACAATACCGACTGATCACGAGAACTTTGTAATAATCTCCATATACTAAAAGCATGGCCTAAGACCGTTGATTTAAAATGAAACCTTGGTAGGACAGCCACATAATTTTTTTTCTCCTCTACACAGCGTTGTATGTCTTCTGCGAGGACTCCTATATGCCACGCTCTAAAGTATTCAGGATGATCAAAACCTAAAGACCAAATATCTCTAATAAATTCCCAAAAACTACCAGCCTTAATAGTTTGCTGAGATTGTAGCCCTTGAGCTAAAACATCGAACGCTTTCGTAAAAGTAGTAACTTCAGTAGATTTATCGACCATTAGTCGCTCTACTTTGAATAAGTCCCTTCAACCGTAATGAGATACGCTTCAACGCATCTTGATCTGAAACTTCTTCCACTAATACACTTAATATATCTTCAACAAATTGCAAGTTAATTAGTCCCTCCATAACCTTTCGTTCCCCTTGAACACCGATATCCACGGCTTTTGCCGCATCAAAGGCACGAGTAAAATTTAAACCATCTAATTCATGTTCTGCTTTATGACGTATTTTCTCATACGAAGTTAAATGTTCATCTTGAAGTCTAGCAAAACGAGTACTTTCTTTTTCTTGAACTGCGATTATCGCATCAACTTTGGCAACAGCTTTTGTCTCATTCCAATTTAAAGATCGTGCCCACGCATAAATTGTCGAAGCAGTCACATCAACAGCATATTGCTTGGAAACAACTTCAGCAATAGCCTTCGCTGATTTATCTCCCTGTAAATAAAGTTCCATGGCCCCTAATTTGACTTCTTCAGGAAATCGTTTCGGCATGTCTATCTCTCCTCATATATATTCCCCGAATCTAATGCACCATAACCAGCATCAGAAACATGCTGAGAATCAATATTTCCACCTATAGGACTTCCATCAGACTGTAACAATCGACTCCAATCCATATGACCTGACTTCTTAGAAGCAGCCGTAAAACAAGAAGGAACTTTAATCTTCGTACCTCCAGCCGTTCTGACTTCATCATACTTAATAGCTATCTCACCACGAGTACATATAAAGGGCCAAATAGCTTCTTGTTCTGATAAAGGTTCATAGATCAAATTTTTAAGAATTGTCCCTGAAGTTCGTTGTAACCCCTTAACCTCCGCATTATATTTACAGCCTGTAAACTTACACCATATCACTGTCCCATACTGTTCTTTTACAGCTTCAATATTAGGCAGACTTTCTGGAAAAGTATCTTCATACACCCGTTTCTTTTCTTCTGCTTTACTACTAAAAATAATCTGAATTTCTGGTCTAACCTTTTTCAATCCTCCACTAACCATTTTCATACCTCCTTTTATTCCATAATGCTATACATGCAGCATCTGCATAATCCTGTTCAGGGAATACCTCTCCCCATTTATTGATTGCAAATTCTTTAATTTCCGCTTTACTAGCATTTCCTTTACCTACTATATCCCGTTTCCATTTAGTATTATCTAAATATTCACATGTAATCCCACTCAAAAAACAAATAAATCGTACCAATCCTGCCACTGAAGCTATTGCAATAGTGGCTTTTGGATTTTGAATATAAATAGGGGCTTCAACTGTTGCCCGAATAATCGAACCATTATCTAGTATTACTTTTATTTTACTAAAGTCATCCCAAAAATCCTCTCCAAAATCGAGGAATCTTGCATCAGAAGTCTTTTCCTTACTCCACCATTTATGTTGTGTTACAATAGATTCGTGCGAATCAATCCACACACTATGAATTGCCTTACTAGAACAGTCAAGCCCCATGTAAATTGTAGACTTTTTCCGCATCATGTTATGATCTAGCATTATCAGTTCCAAAAGTGCGTAAAGTAACAATACGAGAAACTGCATCATAAGCTGCTTTATAAGCACTTAACAACCCTGCAACCCTTGTATGTATAGCATCTTGTTCAATAATCTCTCGTTTAAGTTCTCTTAACTGTTCATATGTTGACATTGCCGCCCCCCTAACTTCTTCACGAGTTAGCTTCTTTTTCCCTTCAGCTTCCCGCTCTTCTGCTAATTTAAAAATAGCCGTTGCATAACCTTCATCAAAAGCTGCTTCCAAAGCATTCTTTTTAGAAGATGTCTCAGCCACTTGCGTTTCAAGATATGCTTTATAACCTCCGTAAGCAGTTAGATATTCCTCTAATTTACGATTATCTTCATTCATTAAATTAGAAAATTCTAAACTATACTCCTTTGTAATATCTTTTCCTAACTGCGGCACCAAAAGCTCATCAACGTAGCGTTGCGCTCGTCCTAGAGCTTTAATAGGTGTCCATTGTTTTGTCTCTCGTTGTTCCATCATTTAGTCCTCCTACATGAACAGAAAAAATTACCATTACATTGAGAGGGTATCTCTGTAGGAAGCATCGTCTGTACTCGTATACATCGCTCTAAGATACTTTCCCAAAGATTAGTATCTTGTACTACCTTAAAAGCTTTTAATTTCTGATCATTTTTATTTTCGTATAGTACAATTCCATGTTCCATTCCAACCAAATTAAGATAGATTTGTAATTGTATGAAATGATCTGACTTAGGAGCATCTATTAGCTCAGTAAAGCCTGCATCATTAATAGATTTTAATTCCAAAATTACTCGACCATATTCTTCATGACGAAGTAGAAAATCATATCTTCCTGAAATTGGGGGATTCATAAATTTTACTGATTGTTCTGCGGCAAGAAAAATTCCTGTCTGTTCAAAATATTTCTTCATGCGTACCTCTAAAGCGTTGCCTACATCAAATATTCGGACAGTTTTTGCTCCAATAACTTGATCAGGTAACTCTCCATTATACGCTAAATACAGATTTCTATCACAGGGGTTTCCTAACATAGAGGGGTAAAAAACACCTCTCGTTGTCCATGGTTTTGTAAAACCTAGATTGGCCTCTAAATGTTTCAAAAACCACCGATCTTGATTTTTTGCTCTAGCCTTGCGTACCTGTTTCTTTTTCTTAGGTTTCTTAATTACTTTGTTTCCAATTTGTTTAATCCCTGCCATAATATCTCCTTAATTTTCTTTTTAGTAAACGCTCTAACATGTAAAATATATTCTACTTCATCGTGCTTACTCAACCAAACATCCCTTTTAACATCCCTTCGTCGTAAATGCCCGTATTTACCATCGGCTTCTATAATCATTTTAATTTCGGGGATGTAAAAATCAGGTCTATACGGAGCAAAATCCATTTGCTGTTCATATCTAAGTCCGAATTCTGATAAACATTCAGCAATAATATTTTCTTGAGTAGTATAATCTTTAGGCAATAATGTCATTTGTTATTCTCGACTGTTTCAATTCAACATGTCCACAACATTTACATAGTTTAGGGAAATAAGTCTCGCCGTAAAAATCTCCTACTTCAAATTTATACCCATATTCAGTATCAATATCTTGTGCTAAGATAATAGCATCTTCTATTTCATCTGCACAAAAGAGCTTATCATGATAACAATAAGTTCTACGAGAAGCACACTGCATATAACCTACCCAGTGGGTATCTTCTTTCTTAACCAGTATATAATTATCTGCGCTCATATTACACCTTCCTTTAACGTCTCAAATTTTTCTGGATGCTCTGTAAATAATGTTTTAATGCCATTTAATCCCATAACTTTTTCTCCTTGATAACTATACCATGGGCCAGCTTGAGTAATTAGCTTTTTACTTATTCCCTCACGAATAAAACTTTCTATTATATCAATCCCTCCCTCAACTCTAAACGGAACGATAGCAGAATCCCAATTTTCACCACCAACCTTGCTCTTCCTCAATCTAATTTCCATATCAAAACCTACTTTACGTTTTGTCTTATCTTCAATCCACCCCTTCCGACGAACTTGTAAAAGAAAATGAGCAAAAAAGGATTGAGCAAGTCCTCCCGGCATAGCATCTAATGCGACAGGGCCAATACTACTCCGTACTTGATTAATCGCCACAAAAGCTGACCCGTCTTTTAAGTTTCCTAAAATCTTAGGGAGGGAAGAATTAACAAATCGTGCTTGCCAAGCCATTGGATTATAAGAAAACTCCTCTTCAAGCACTGCTGTAGGCACAAGTCCTGCTATACTATCTAAAACAATTACATCTATGCCTACTCGCATTAATTCTCTAATAAGATTCATGGCTTCTTCCCCACTTACAGGTTGAGAAACTAAAGTATTATCTACATCTACCCCACATTTAGCATACCAACTACTATCCCATGATAATTCTGTATCTATCCAAGCAGCAGTTCCCCCTTCTTTTTGGGCATTCACAACTATCTGTGAAGCTAAATAAGATTTTCCTACATTAGTAGGGCCGTATAGAATTGTCATTCGTTTCTTTGGAATCCCCCCACCCGTTAATTTATCTAAGGCTGGAATACCAAAAGGAATTCGACTATATAAAAATGAATCATCTGACCCTCTATGAAGATTTAGTTTACTTCCCTTTAATAAATCTTGAATAACTTCTTCCGCAGAATGTTTCATTTAGCCCTCCTTAAAATAGCTTCAGCCCAAGCAAAATAAACAGCACATGCTTGTATAATTTCGAGATAAACTTGAGCAACGTTTTGTTCATAGACAGCCCTTGCTACTTCCCCATTCTCTTCTCCTGCAATCACGTTCCACCACGCATCAGAATGTCCTGTTTGATCACCCCATAAACCATCTTGCCGTTCTCTTTCGGCTAAAACAGTTTCTAATACTGTCATTCGTACTGTTTCATTTACCATTATTCTGACTCATCTAATATGTTATCAATATTAGCATCTACGTTTGTTTTAATAAATTGCCATATATGTTCAGCAGCATCTTTAGATTCCTCTAATTGCTGCTTTATTGGTAATTCTGTATCAATTTGATCGAC